CTACTTGGAAGTGTTTACTATTCAATTCCTCCATACCAACAATGGTATCATCCATTACTATAACATCTCCATCTATTAACCCATGGGCAACACCTGTTTCAACTACTGCTGGATTTGCGTTAGAGATAATATATATATTTAAGGCTGTCGCATCTGTACTTGGAAGCGACTCTTCACCATCTGTATCAATGGCCGTAACTGTATATTTAAAAGTCTCTGCCCCTACTGCACCACCACTTAAAGCTATTCCTGTAGGATAAGATACTTTTGGAGCAAAACTCACTTCTTGTATCTCCCAATCAATACTTCCATATCTTAAGACTTCTTGTGGCTTGTGACTGTTGTGCGCTATTGTTATTACATCTGCTGATTGAACATACTTAAATTCTTTTGATTCAAGTGCTGTGTATGGAGTTACAATCTCATAAATCCTGCTTGCTGTTCCTGACGGATCAATCCAAGCTGTGTAAGATGAACTGTCAAAGGCTTCATTTGACATTGATCTCAATTCATAATTATCATCATCATATCTAAGAACTTTGAAGTTCCTATTGTTCAACTCAATTGTTCCTTGTACACCGCTTAAATATACTTCATCCCCTGTGGAAAATCCATGCGCCACTGCGTATATACTTGTTTGAGTTCCTAAAACTAGCGTTTCAATAGTGCTATCTATATCTGTTAACGCCGATCCGTTTCTAATAACTCTCATATAATATTCACCAAACTCTAAAACATAAGTCTGATCTTGATTAAATACAAAGGGAACAAGTCTAACGCTCTGTTGTGAGTTAGAGACTTCAGAAACAAAATTAGTTCCGGCCCTATTTGATACGCCTCCATAACGTAGAACCATACAATTGAAACAAGTTCTTAAACCTGTCGCATACTTAATAGTGTCTACTCTGGCATATAGTGATGGTGAGACTTCACCACTTGAGAATGTTCTTTGAGTTAGAGTTGTCAAACTTACTCCCCGTATATGATCTGAGCTGAATCGGCCCTGTCAATCATTTCTTCAGTTTTATCTTTTTTAAATTCCATTTCTTTTATTTGAAGTTCTACCCTGTGAGACTTTTCATCTCCATTGTTATCATGTGTATCAAGAGAAACTTCTATAACTTCAACTTCAATTTCAACTTTGTACTTCTTGCCTATCTCTGGAATACCTTCAAGATTTAGCTTTTTAATTTCTTCCTTCCCTAAACTTATCCTTAATCCATGTGGATATTTTGGAGTGTTCATTTGTGGAACTGAAAAATCCTTAAGTTCTACTTCTTCGTAACTCATATCAATCATAATATTCTCCCGATTCCTTGACCTTCATATATACCTCTAGCTCTAATGAGATCAGATTCTTGATCTCTGTCTGAGGCTTCTTCATTCATATTTTTCTTTTTTGCCCTTCCAAGTTCTATTTCATACTGGATTAACATATCTTGTTTTATCTTAAATGGATCACCACCCGTTAACCTAGCCCCAATTAATGATGCCAACCTAAAAGATAGGGCCAAGTCGAACTCACTTGAAAATAAACCTGCATTGGTTAGATTTCTAGTGTACTCAATTTCTGCGTTAGATTGATCTGTATAGATAACTAACCCACTTGTATCTGTTACTATTCTAAAGGGAATTGTTGACTCTTTAGTATCTATTCTTCTACCTGATATTATTCTTCTAATGTTGATGCAATCTACTGGATATTTATAACAGTATCTCCACTCATCTGAAGGGTTTTCTTCTATTAAATTTAAAGTTACAAATTTTGTAGCGAAACTCCAATCGAGGTCTGCAAGAACTCCTTCTTTGGCCGTTTCATAAAATCGCCTACAAGCTTTCGCTTCTTCCGACTTCTCTGATTCAAGGTTAGCAATTTCTTTCCCGATTCCAAGATGAGATATTGCCATGTTTGATATTTCTGTTTTACTAGACATATTAATCCTTGTTTAAAAAAGGAGGCTTTCGCCCCCCTTATAATTAAATTACTTCTTGATTGCTATTAGCTTCAACTAGTTCTTCTTCAGCATCGTCGATTAAAACGGACTCTTCTTGTATTGGCTCATCAATAACCAATTCTTGAACCTTTGCTTTCTTGTCTAATTTAACCATCCACTTTTCTGAGAAATGTTTACTGTCTTTTAGTCTAAAAGCTTGCCCTTCTTTTATTCTGATATTTGCATAGTAACCTAGTCTTGTTGCCTTAACTTTCATTTTAACTCCTATTAGCTAATTGAATATCCATGTGGATAAACATAATTGTTTTGAACCATTGATTGAGGAATTAAAAAGCTAGTAACTGTAACTGTAGGCGTAGTTCCTGCTAGTACATAACTAACTCTGTAGTAGATTGATCCTCTTGAATCGGCTGGTACAGGTAAAACGAATTTTGATCCTGCTGCTGATCCTTTTGGAATATCAATTGAAGACAATGCAATTGGTGAAGTAAAAGCTTCATCAACTGAACTTTGAAGGATTGCTTGATAAGTCTCATCATCTGTTGTGTCGTCTGACTCAACATCAAGACTTACTACTACTGCCATTGCTTCACCAACACCAAGATTCCCGTCTACTCCAGTATCAATTACGTTAGTAGAAACGGCCGTTGCTGTTAATGCTTGTTCATCTGAAAATTTTCCTAATGCGTCGATATACATAAATTTCTCCTTTATTGAGATTTAAAAATTAAATTGTTTACTATTAAACAACCTGAGCTTCTGATTCAAGTAGAGCATCACAAACTTTTAATGGAATGTTTCTAAAGTGTGGAACTTTCTTCCCATCAATATCTTGATAAGCTAATGCTGAACCAACCATATCATCTCTTCTTTGAATATCTAGGTATTGAACGATTGATCTATTTGCATAGAAACAAGCTTTCCCAGAATTAAGGTTAGGGATTCTATGGATTGCTTTAATCATTAAGTTAATAAGATCTGCTGCTGAACCTGTAGCAAGATCTGAAACATCAATGTTTGCAATACGAACAACATATCTCCAATCTTTTAAAGCAACACCAGTTTTCCACTTAAAGTGATCTTGGTATGCTCTCATTCTTTCACCAGCGATTCCATTTGTAGTCTCGATAGTTTGAAGTCCAAGATCTTCATGCGATAAACCAGCTTTAGAACCTTTTGGAAAAATTCCACAACATGTGTTCTCACCCCAAACAATTAAATAAATTGATGAGTTATCTGAACCTGTACCACCACCTTCTACAATGTTTTGCGCGTTAGCTGCTGACTTATCAGAATATCTAATAGCAAGACCATTAAACTCTTCTGGAGATAATGAACTGTTACCATAAAATAAAGTTGAAGCCATTTCTTGATTCATAGCTTCTAAGAAAGCTTGAGCTTCAGAAAGTCTAAAAGAATTTACATTACCATTAAGCTCTGCAACTTCTTGATCTACTTCAGACCATGCTTCCATCATTCCACATTGCTCATCAATTTGAGCTGTTTTTGATTTACTTGGTTGAACACCTTGATTAAGTAATCTCCAATATACCTGAGCTAAACCAGTTCTTACTGTGATTCTATGACCTGTAGGAAGGTTTCCTTCCATAAATTTCATATCATCTAAAATTTCATTTGTTTGAGCTAACATCTCAACGATCTTTGGAGTTTTTCCATCTGGATCAATTCTTTTTGCGTGATCTGCTAGTGTTAATGCTTTGCTTGATAAAGTTGCCATTTACAACGCTCCTTGTTGTTTGTTTATATTGTTGTTAGTTTGAACCATAAAAGAAATCTTCTACTGGTTTCTCCCCTCCATGTTCTTTTCCATTAACAAGTGAATCATCACTCATCATAGAACCTATTTTGGAGAAAAATCTTACTACCTCGATATTGTCTCCATAACCCGTTTCTCTCAACATATTAATAAACTCTGGAGTGCCGAAATTGTTCACTGCTCTCTTAGCATTTTCTGTTGTTGTCTTTAGGTTTTCTCCACCAAGGTTTTTATCATTGATGATTTCTTCTCTCCAGTTATCCTTTTGAGCTTCATTCTCATCAGTCTTCATTTTGACAAAATTGCTTAGTAGTTCTTCTTGAGTGTTAAGTAATCCTTCAGCTAGATCCTTTGATAAATTGTTCTCTCTTGCAAAGGCTTCAACACCCTCTAAGATTGAACTGTCTAAGATACTATCTTCTCTCAACTTCAAGTTATACTCTACTATTTCTGCTTCACTCTTAAGATCTTCTCCAGTTTCGCCCGACTCGTCTTCTTCTTCAGACTCTTTTACTCCATCGTCGTTTCCTTCAACTTTTTCAATGCCTTCAGTTTCTTCCTTTGTCCCGTCTACTGGAGTCTCTTCTTTAGAGCCATTGTCATATAAAGAGTCTTCAATTGTTACTTCATTATCAACTGTCTCTGTCGATAATGTTTCTGTTTGTTCTGTTCCATTTTCAGTAATCATAATCTCTCCTTAGCATTATCCTTCATAAGTTTAACCAATAAATTTTCATCGGCTTCTGTAATTTCACTCATTAGGAAGTGGCCAAAGTCCTGCTGTCCAGCAAGGTAACTCATACGAGAATGATTTTCACTAAACACTGTGCTAAAAGAATTGCATTTTGATAAAAGTTTCCAAACTAATCTGCGTCCTGATGAGTTGGATAACACTGTTCTAATGTCATTCAACTCTTGCTTTCTTAGATCTTTTTCTTTTCTCTCTGCTTTTTCTACTACTCTGGGATCATCAATGTTACTCATTTACTGCTCCCAACAATTCGTCTAGTGCGCTGTTTTCATCCATCTTGGTTTCACTCAGGGACTTACTTGCATCTACGGCCATTGCTGCTTGCTCTTGTTGAGCTTGAGCTTGAGCCATTGCTGCTTGCTGTTCCTTGATCGCCTCCATATCTTCTTTTGTTGTAATGATATTTTGTGGAACTCCTGTAAGATCTCCATATACATCAATAGTTTCTTCTAAATTAAGCTTATTAACAATGTTAGGATCAAGTCCTGCCATTTGTCCAACAAAACCTGTGAATCTTTCAATGTTTCCAATCCCAGCTAATTTCTGAGCTTGAGCCATAATTGAAACATATTCAACTTTATAATCTTGACCTTGAAGTTGCTCTGGAGCATCTGGTAAAAGATCTTGTTTTCCCATAATATGAAAAGAGTTTTCAATAAGTGGATCTAAAAGATCTTGATTTATTCTCTCCAATACTGGCCCAAGTGCTAAAAGCTTTTCTTCGTGCCTTTCTTCAATCTCTCTTGCTGTGATCTGTCTTCTATCTGACTGAGCCAACATAAGAAAAAGATCCTCATAATAAGATCTTGATATTCTCTGTCTGATCTGATCTTGTTTTCCTTCAAGTTCTCTAATATCAAAGTCAATCTCAAATAATCTTCTGAAGCCTTTAGATCCTTCTCTCTCATCCATATAGGTAATATGGCCGGGAATGATAGAAGCCTTTTGATTTTTCAGTGAAGTTGGCCCTACCATTGATGGCTTAACTTTTTGATCAATTGCTGAAGCTATTCTTTTTTCTCCAAACTGAAGCTGTCTAACATCTCCAATACAAACCATTGCTGGGCATCCTGTTCCCCAAGTATCTTCTCCCACAACTTCCCAGCGTGGAGCTAATACAGGAAAATAATCAAAACCTTTTTCGCTTAAAAATTTATCAGTATATTGGATTGTTGATTGCGATTGACTAGTGTTGCTAGTAGAACCAAGCTCATAATAAACAGAACTAAATTTCTTGTATTTTGAGTCAAAGTGACCTTCTCTATAATTGTCGTTAGGCATAACCATGTGGCCAATATTAACCATAACTTCAGTGTTGCCTGATTCATATTGGTTTTTTACATGCTCACTTATATTAGTCCAATCAATTTTGATCCCACCTTTAAAAGTTGGCTTTCCGAACTTCTCAATAATCTGTCTAACTGACATTTGAAACTCTCTAAAGAATACTCTTACACGTCCCTTAGCATCGTTAGCTATCATATATGAACCGATAGGAAACGCAGTGAACCTGATTACATCTTCAAGATCCTCTTCCATGAACAAACAACCAGTTCCAAAAGTTCCCATATCACCATAGACTGTTGGTAATACGTTATACAGATTTGATCTTAAGAAAACATTTCTCATCATATCTGTAGTATCTTTGAAATATGCTTTTGTTGCTGAGTCTTTTTCAAAGTGCTTCATACTTGGAGCTAGATTAAACCATGACCTAGCTGGAGAAGTAATACCTGTCATCATTCCACTTGATAAAGTTCTTGAAGCTAATGTTGCTGTCGAATCTATTATATCAAAGTTTCTTCTATCTCCCATTTTAGCATCTGTTAGAAAAAATCTTGATCTTCTTGGAAGTATGTAATTAGATAAATCTCTCCAATAACTTCTAAATTGATCTCTGTCATTTCTTAGCTGGCTTTCAATTAGAGCATGTTTCTGTCTCTTACCTAATTGCCTATAGCTTCCATGTTCTTTATTATCCATTTTACAGTCCTAGTAAACTTTTCTTTCCTTGATTTTCTTCACCACCTAAAGATCCAAGATTATCAGTGAGAATTGTACTTCTTCTCCCTCTTTTCTTTTTCTGTGACTGTCTTCTTAGACTACCGCTTCTTTGTTTCTTTGCGTCGTCCCTTTCACCCTCTAATGTATCTGCTTCTTTCTTTTTCGCTTTTGATTTTACAATTGATCTGGCCACATCTTTTTCTGCGTCCTTTTCTGATTGATCTTTCTTTCTAGCGTTCTCTCCAGTTAATTCATCATAGTAAGGTTTAGACTCTCTTATTGCATCCTTAACTAGTTCACCTTCTTGGAACTTTCCATCTTTAAAACCAACTGTTCCACCCGAAGAAACATTAACGGCTGCGTTTCCAGTTTCGTTAATAAACTCTTCCAATGTTGGTAAACTTCCACCACAACCCATACTTACTCCCTGTTTAGTCGTTTCACATATTCAATATTTATTTCTTCATACCCTAATTTCTCTAAAAGAGATCCGTAGTTATTGTATGTTTTAACGTGGTGAAATATTAACTCCACGTTATATTCTTTAAGTTGATCTTCGCACCATGATATGAACTTCTTGCCGTAGCCTCTATCTTCTTTGTTAATAAAGATATGTGCCAAACTCGCTTGAAGTACTTGGCACTCTAAAGAAATATGAACATAAAACACCGCAAAGGCACTTATTGAACCATCTTCTTTTCTTGCTGTATAAGTATGGGCATGGCCACTTCTATCAAGCATTACAAATTTTTCCCAATCAACATTCAATGGAATATCTTTGTATGGATAAAGTTCATCATAAAGGCCATTTGCTAGAATCTCTATATCATTCACGCACTCTGACAATTTTTCTCTTTGAAAGTTCATTTAATTCTCATCCATAAATTGCTTATACTTCTTAATATTCTAAACTCTTTATTTCAATACTCCAATATTTTTCTCATTCTCTGATTAAAACGCTCTATTACTAACGCATTACATTGCTTTGAATGGATCATATTCAGATTGAAAATTCTGTTGGTTATCATTTCTCAAGTAACCAAACTTATCACTAGCTGGCATATCCACTTGAGCAAAGGTTAGGGCCAAGGCATCTGCAATATCTGGAGAGAAACCTAGTCTCTTTTTTATCTGATCTTTTGATTCCAACATAAATTTTCCATTTTTAATAAAATAGTTAACGCTGGTTAATTCTTTTTTAAGTTTGTTGCATTTAGGGATTGCTCCACCCTTTCTTATCCAAGCTGCCATTTCTAGCCACATTTCAGATCTCTTGTTGAAATATCTAGGGTTAGTAGCTTTTGAAGCAAAGTGAACTCCTATTGGAGTCTGACCTGATAGTTGGAGCGAGTCTATTACTGAGCCACCGAACCCACCAGTATCATCAATGTATTCCATCTCTGAACCCCACTTGGATTTGGCCATTAAGATTCTAGCTGCAACTTCAGGCCCGTTAGCCTTTCTCATTGTTGCATATTTAAATGCTGCTAGTCCCTGCCTTGGAAATATAACGGTGCTATCCATACCACCCCTAGCAACATCAACACCCAATCTTTTTTGGGCATAATTGTAATCTGTTAACAGTAAAGTTCTCTCCATTGCTTGCTCTACTTCTAGGTGAGTCAAGAGGGAATTAATTGCCACGTTTGGAAAGTGACCTAACAGATAAGAAATAATCCATGGATCATCTCGACCATATTCATCTATTTGATCTTGAGCTGATTGTTTATCTATTCTTGGAGATCTTTCAGGATCATCTGGATCACCTGTTATTCTTATTACAAACCATCTCTTAGATATTGAAGCTGCATAAAGTAGTCCATCTTTTGAAATTGGATTACCAGCTTGCATGATCTTGATAAACCCACCACTAGCAAGAGTCTCGTTTACTGCTTGCTCTGCTGCCTTACCAATCTCAATTGGAATATCTCCTGATTCATCTATTAGAAAAAGCATATACTTTGAGTGAAGACCAGAGAGAGTCTTACCTATTGTTTCTTTATTTGCTGTTTGAGGGAATGAACGTGCTGACATATACCAAGTCTCAGGATGATCTTTTGCATATATTCTTGTTTGAGTCCATATAAAAGCATGTTGAAGCAATTCAGATCTTTGTTGCCATTTACTCATCTCAGTCCATAGACCATCTTTTAAGTTATCGGCTGTAATTGAAACACACGCTGCTTTAGGATGGTTTCCTACTTCTCCATAACATAGAAGAAAGTTCCAACCAACCCAAGCTAACAAACAAGATTTGCCCGGCCCTGCACAGGCTTGAAGAGAAATTCTTATCATCTCTCTATCGTTTGAAGCAAAGGCTTTCAACCCTTTTATTTGCCAAGCATCAGGCTCAACATCAAATTGATCCCGAACAAATTGCACAGGATCTTCTCTCCATATTTTAATTTGATCTACAAAGTTCAATTAAATCCTTATAGCTTGATTCTTAGTTCACCTGTTGCTGTCTTATATACTCTATCGGTTGCCAAGCCACCTGTCACTGCTGCCGCCTCATCTGCATAAACTGGTAAGTTGGTCAGTGAAATATTTGCCATATCAACAACATCTGTAGTCGTATCGGCTGTAATCATATCTGCTATGCTCATATAATTTGAAGTTGTGGCTGTTGGAGCATTTATTCCATAGCCAATCAGTAGTAGATCAGTAGCATTTGTGGTGGTTGTTCCACAACCTGCACCAAACATAGTTACCCTACTTATAGCTAAACAGTTCTTACCAACATCATTTCCAAAACCTGAGTTATCACCTGATGTTCCTAGAATATCTTGAAACGCATGATAACCAAACCCTGATGTTCTTGAGCCAGTAAAATCTGAACCAGTGCTACACGTTGAGCCACCAACAAAAGTATTTGAGTTACCGTTTTTTGCTTTTGCGCCTGATAAGTGACCTATAAAAACATTAAGAACTCCTGCAATATTTTTTAATCCAGCACTTGTTCCGATATTTATATTTTGATTGTTCGTTAAATCATCAACCGCCCCTGCGCCAACACCGATTAAAACCGAATCACCTAAACCAGTTTGAACAATTCTGCCATCATCATCAATTGTTACTGGAGAATCTTGCACTGTATCTGCGCCTGTACCATCCCATCTAACTATCGCATTATCTGTTGAACTTACTGGAGGCGTTAAACCACCACCACCGCTTGCATCTTGCCATGTTGCTGCTGAATCACTTGTTGCTGTTAATACTTGCCCCACTGTTGGAGCTGTTGAGCTTACAACATCGACTGTAGTTGTTGCTGATTTCAAAGCATCTGTACTGCCTGAGTTTCCTGTTACGCTTGTTTGATCGCCTGTATTTGATCCTGATAATGCTAAACCAGAATCCTTTATTAGCTTTCCTGTGACACCATCAAAAAATGCAACATTATTGTCAACTGCAATTATTGACCCTACAACATCACCTGAGCCACCACCACCTGATCCATATTCTATTTCTGTTCCAGTATCATCAATTGAATGAATCTTCTTTGTTACTGTATCAACAAAGATTTCAGTTTTTCCGCTTTCTGGAGTCGCTGGAGCTGTATCATTTTTTAAAGTTATCTTACTCATAATTACCTCTTTAATCTGTTATTAATACCAAATCAAAACCTGCTGATACACTTGCTTGCGTTACTGCGCCCGCTGTGATTTGTGCTGTCATTTCTATATCTGTTTTTGCTGTAAACTTTTCGGGATCATCATAAACATATTGTAAGCCTGCACCATCAGAGGGAATTGAAGTTTTATTTTTTAGTTGAAACACTTGCCCAAAAGGTCTGGCTCTTAATCTTATAATAAAGTTTGTAGTTTTCTTAGCCCCAGCACTTGCAGCAAAAAACGATCTTAAATATCCTGTTGTGTTATTAGGTATAGTGAAAACTGCCATTAATGTTTGGTTGTTACCACTATCAATCACTGCTCTAATATCTATTGTATTGCTAGGTCTACCACCTGTAGTAGCTCCATTAACATAACAATAAACAAAACCAACTATATCAACTGAGCCAACATTTTTAAGTCTAAAAATTCTTATAAGTGGAGTTGTTAAAGCTACCCTTGTTTGCCCTGTTAGAGTTATTGTTTGAACAACTAAATCATAATTAGAATCTAATCCTTGCACCTCTATATCTTGAGTATCGCCTGCACTTGTTGATGATAATGAATCAATATCTGCGGTAGTTGAATAAGTGTATTGCATTTCTGCTATATCTGAATCATTAGCACCATCCCAAACTGTCACTGCACCATCACCAGTATCAAAATCACTGGCCGATCCAAACTTGTGAGTAAAAGTAGTATTGACAACATCACCCTTGGCTATTGATAAACCATCCTCGGCATTTGCTACCCTTAAGTTATTAGATAAAGTTGAGCCTACATTCTCAAATAGACCACTATCACTCAATGCAGTTAAAACAGATTTCTGCAATGTTGCATCATCCTCTGGACTTATAGCATCACTTATCTTATGTGAACTTGGTTTAGAATTAGTTTTCTTTAAAACCACATGGAGATCGAATACACCTTGATCTATTGCCCCATTTATATATTCTATTCTAAAAAATCTTTTACTTGGTTGAAATGAAAAAGTTTTTTCACCGTTTGCTGGAATTGTAAAAGAATCGCCTTGCCTCCAAACGATACCATCACTTGAAAGATCAATGTGCAATCCATTAATAGCACTTTCAACATCACTAAAAGCATTAACAAAAATGATTGCATATTTCAACGTGTCAACTGCAACACCTGTAAAAGTTTCGCCTGCTAATAATAAAGAACTTGAACTGTTACCAGTATCGACAATGCCCTCCATTACTACATGAGCTTGGCCACTATCATCAACTCGCATTGAATCGCCTGTAGTTTCATCTTTTACAATAACATCTAAGTTTGCATTGGTTATATTCGCATCTAATTCTTTTTCATGAACTACTTTTACTTCATTATCAGTATTAACCTTGGCACTATCACCTGTAGTTTCATCAATGATTATATTCTTTCTAAAGTTACTCATAAAATATCCCAATCTATCCCATTAAACATAATAGAGTATGACTCTCTAGCAAAAATGGTAGGTGATACGACACCTTGTATTGTTAAGTTTAATGTATTTGTACCTAAGCTTGAGTTAACAATGGTTATTTTACTTCCCTTGATAACACCATCCAAGCTTGTTGTGATACCTGACGATATTTGTTTAATAACCTCAAATAACTCTACGTTTACTGCGCTAGTAAACTCTTCTTCTGTAATTCTATTGTGTACTTTGTCGTCTAGTATTACAAGATCACCATTTATAACCAATGAACCATCAATTGATAGCGTATTGTAAACTATCATTTGTTGGTTTTCTGGGATCTCTATTTCATTGTCTTCAGTAATGTTATTATATGAAAAGTTCTCATCATCTATACTGACAAGATCAAGCTTTGCAGTAAGAGGGTTTAACTTAAAGGCCATTTTTCACCACACTTAAAACTAATTTCTTTTTCTTCTCAGTATAAGTGACTTCAATAGTTCCAATGGAAACACCTTCTAATTTGTAAGTGTAGATCTCAACAACATCGGATGGATAAGTTGCATCTATTCTATCGTAATCACCAAACGGATCTGAATTTAAAACACTAACATCTAACCCACGCTTGGCTACATTATCAAAATCTGAGCCTGTTATATCTCTCTTGTCGGTATGTCTATCTAGTGTTGATGGAGCTGATACTATTTTACTCATCTATAACCTTTTATTAATTGGCCCAACATTTAAAGCATTTTGTTTAAGTTGTGTGTTTTCAATCTCAAGCCTAGAAACGTCCATTAAAGACTCTTCATAAAAATGTTTAAGATCTTCAATGATTTTCTTTTGCTTCTGAAGCATATTAATTGCAGTATTTAAAGCTGTGTTTTGCTCGTCTACTATTTTCTGCTGTTCTCTCCAAGCTCCTGCTGCTGTTGGATCTTTAGTGATACTCATCCAAGCATCAAAAACATTAGTATCTGGAAGGTCGTTAATATCAATTGTATTGTTCATATTCTGTACTCGCATAAGATTAAGATTTTATCCAAGATAGAATCTATATGGTTTATAAGATCATCGTCTTCAGTTATAAATGCTATACCCAAGCCAAGGAGAAGTAAAAAAACGAATGGAATAAATAGTAATATTCTGAAGATATACTTCATAAGCCCCCCTAGAGATTGTAATAAAGTCTTATTCCTAGTAAGAAAACAAGAAATGTGATCAAGCAAATTACAATTCCTAAGAATATTACTGCTATTTTATTGTTCATCTTTCCCTTTCATGGATCGCCCTATAATACTCTCCAATGTCATAGAAGCTTGAACTTCCATTTTATCGGTGAATAATTTCAAGTGTTTTCCTAAGTTTTCTAGTGACTTATCTTTTGACCATAACTTGACCTTAATAGTTTTACTTGTCGCTATAGTCTCACCTGTGTCTGGATCGCTTTCATGACTCTCTTCAACTTCAAAAGATTGTATGGTCTTGGTGATCGCTTTAGGCATCTGCTTAATTGGAAGTAAAACACCTTCCTCATCAAACATATCTGAAACATCTGTATTCGCTATCTTATGTAATTCTTCTAAAACAAAATTAGAATCAATCTTTGTGGCCTTAAGCCTTTCCTGATTAAGTTTGTACACTAATTCTTGCACGTTAACTTTTGACAATAACTTTGATCCTTGCTGCCTTGCTGTGTGTTCGCTGTAACTAGCCCTAATTGCTGCCTGAGTAGCGTTAAGATCAATTATGTACTCATGACAGAATCTCTCTTGCTGTGGCTCTAGTTTGTTTGTATTTTCCATATATATATTAAACACTAGTTTTCTAAGAACTGCCAACTTTTTATGTCACACTCCTTGTAACGCATTGAAATATAAATCTTGTCATGTAAACTTTTCAATTGAGTTTACTATATCTTGTGGTATAATATACTTTCCAAACATTATAAAAAACAACCACATAGTTAACTCTATGCAACCAAAGGATCACCCATGAAAAGAAGATCTCTAACTACTTTTAACCAAACATTCCCAGAATTTAACAAGGCCCGTATTCAACTTAATGAAATCAGTAGACATATGGATGAGGCTTTTAATCTAGTTACTGCTTCAATGGTCTTAACTTTCAAATATCAATGGCAAGTTGAAACTGACGATGAGATCTATTCTTTATTCAAGCCTGATAACTATTTTGAAGAAGATGATAATGAGCCTAGAGAGTGGGTTACTGTTCTTGAAACAATAATGAATGATCAAGATTATCCAGTACCTCAAAGTAATGGTGAAAAATTTTGTGATTTTTTTGAACTTAATCCAGTGGAGCGCAAAATGATTTTAACCTCATGCGCTACTGATGAGCAATATCAAGAGTATTGTGATTATGAAAATAGAAATTCCGTATATTAAACCAAAAATAATTTTTAAATCCGCATTGACGGAAAGGAATAAACATGTACGTTTTAGAAACTAGCTTCATATTCACTGTGCAGAATGATGATA